TTAAGCGGCCTCCAACCATTCTTTATAAGTTACAATATTTTCCAACTTCTTCACAAGTTCCCTACCATAATCTGTAAACAGAATATTGTAGTCATAAACCCAACTTTCCACATCTTGTATGTGATAGAACTCTTGTCCAGCAGTCAACCAACGTAGTGCAGTTTCTTCATCACCAGCACCCAAGTCAATTGTTTTCTGAACAAGTTCTTTGAACTCTTCTACTTGTTCAGCATAGAACTTCTGTTCCCTCTCATACTCTTCATTAGCGACTTTGCAGAGATGTTCATACTCATCTTTGAGTTCTTCATCAGTCATGTTGTCAAAGTCATAATGACGACCTTTAACACCATATGCCGACTTGTGCATCTCGTACACATCTTGTTCCAGCATATAACGATCATACTGGGCAGGAGTCGTAATACCATACTCTTTCCAGTGTTCTGGATCAGTGGTAATCATACCAGCCCAACTGCCAGGATTTGCATCAATCCATTCTTGGGTTTTGGCATTGATACCCTCAATATGTGCAATCAAATCTTTCATAACGAATCACTCCTCATCTTTCTATTACATAGTACCATTGTTTTCACAACAAGTCAAGAACTTTTTTCAACTTTATTCAACTCGATCATGGATAGGAACAGCACCATAAAAGTGAACACCTAACATCTCTTCGATTTTAGCATCAAACCGTGAATCAGCAGTTGCGGCATAGTTACCACCCATCATAGTCTGTTTACCCTCTACTTCCTCTGGAATCACTTTCACAGAAGAACCGAAACCGAAAGTCTGTTTTACCAGTTTTGCGGCAGGGTAATCTTCACATGGCTCGAAAGGCCCATCCACGTTTGTCAAACAAAGTCCTTTGATGTTCCGAGCAGAAACACCACCATTTGTGCAATCATATTTGCCGTTCTTATATACGTCTACTAACAATCCCATAATATTCTCCTAACTAATGTTCCACTTAACTTCAAGTTTACCTTTTTTCAGGCAGTCGGCAAGATACTCCATGTATCCAATCGCCATTCTCTTCTCATCAGAGGCACCCTCTGTGATATTGATAATGGCATTTTCAAGATTCTCAATCATTGATTTTTCTGCCTCACCAAAGTTCATTACGAACTGACCTTCTGAATCTTCTACAAACAATTTCTTGTCCTTCCAATCTTGATAAAAATAACCCATTAGTTTGCACTCCATATTACATCATTATCTTCAAGGATAATATCCCTTACTTTCTCTCTGTCAACACTGTCAGCACAGAAATCCATTCCAACATTTGCAACGTGTTTCTGGACAGCCTTGATAACCATCATGTCTGTCATTCCAATGATAGGATAGATACCAGACTTTTCATTGTAGAAATCGTCAACATAGGCAACGAACTCACACATCATATTTGTAACTTTTTCAATATTCATCATCATTCTCCCTTAGTGAGTCTTTGTCATTTCGATTAACTTGATACCTTGTTCCATCAGAATTCTAGCATCGTCATCATCTTCAAAACCATACTCAGTAGCAAAGTCCATGCTGCTGGTAGTGTAGATTGTGTCGTTAACGATGTCGATACCGTAGGTATCCATCACATATTTGAAAGTCTTTGCAGTCTGGATATTTCCAGCAACCAAGTTTCCGGCACCCAAGAAAATCTCAAGGCCACCGTTGTTCGCACCGATAAAAACTGTTTTGTCTGTCATTTGAAGTCCTCTCTTTCAACTCATCTTACTTAATTAATATACCTTGTTATCATAACAAAGTCAAGAGAAAAATAGCAAAAAGACGAAAAAAAACCCCTGTAAAAACAGGGGCTTATCATTTTTTTTAAAATATTTTTGTTTCGGCTGGAGATATATTCCCAAAAATAAGGTTATTTCTCCGAATCGGTGTTAGGTGATTCGCTTATGCAATTACTGGTAGGGTTGTAACAACTCCTACAGCACCCAACACTACGAGAAGAGTTAAAATTCCAGATGTTATTTGCATAAAGTCTTTAATTTTATTCTTCATCTTTATCTTCCTTCAACATTAAATATTTTGCTTCCTCATAGTATCCCATACTGGAAAGATGAGATGCAGCTCTTGCTCTTCCAGCACTCTCGCCGAAAGCGATTACGGCAACGAATGCTATTTGTGTCATCTTTGCAATCCAATCGCAGATTTCACAAGTTTGTTTGTATGTATGATTTAGTACTAGTCCTATAGACATTATGTCTTTCTCCTTTTGTGTGTGATGTATTCATAATAAGATAGAACATCTTCGTCATTAAGATGTCTTGTGTCTTGGGCGTATTCTGTTCTAATATAACGAATAATATCGGTTGAGTTTTGTTTGCTACGGAACAATTTTGCTATCCATTTTGACATTTTATTTCATTCCTCTAAAACGGTAAAAGGGATGCAAAACAGCATCCCTAGTTAGTTTGGTCTTTGGGGTTGAGGTTCACTCAAGTATTGAGCTTCCTCATCTGTGTAAGGCCACATTATTGAATCTCCTTTGGGGGGTTTCGTATTTATTTATAAAACTATGTCAGTAATATTGACGTTTCATTGAGGTTTGTTTGTCAAAACAGCCGTGACAATTTCGCACAAGTCCACTTTGGTTGTGCTTCCATCCAATCAAATAATTTTGTGTATTCGTCTTTCTTTTCTTTACACTCATCAATGAAGTTTGGAATTTTATCATGCAATAGTTTTCCATCAGCACAAGGAATATCCACACCAGCAGTTTCAAACAATCCTTCGTTCTTCCAAGTGTTACCAGATAGAACTGTAGATGGACAACGTGCCTTGCAAGCTGCATACAGTTCGTGGTGTCTACCAGTTACGAACCAATCAGTGTTTCTAAGAGTGTTCACACATTCATTCCATTCTGTTTTGAAGATATCCAGAACAGGAATGTTTTCTGGTCTGTAATCTTGTTGCATAAAGAATTTGCCTATCACCAAATCTTTGTGTTCAAAGTTTTGTGTTGGTACATCGACAAAGTAAGACAAGTCTAAATGTAAATCTACCTTACGGCCAATAGTCTCATACATTGCATATTGAGATTTTACTTCACGAACAGAAATGTATGTATCAGATAATACGTCCTTAATTTCATCATTAATAGTCATAGACTGCCATACTGTATTAATTAGTGCAGTCTTTTTACCTAGTGTCTTTGCATTTCTTAGGATTGCAAGTAACTGTTGAGCTGTGGAAGCGTCATGGTGCATTGTTCCTTCACCATTGACAAGAATCATATCTGCTTCAATAAATTGCATTTCTACATTAGGAAGCAAGTCTCTGTTACCAGTAATAGAATTTAGGATTGTATGCCCATTGTCAATCAAGTCTTTATGTAAGTACTCCATCACTTTGGCACAACCATGATGGTAGTTTCTTGTATCATTAAATATCAGTATCTTCATTATATAATTTCAAACCTTCTTGCAATACTTTAGAACTTCCCACTCTGACATTGATAATGCCATTATAGTAATCGTCACTTAAAAGAACTTCTCTATCAAATTGTTCTTTTGCTTCTAGGTAACTTAACATTCCTTTACTTTGACAGTAATGTAATATCTCTCTAGTAAAGTTTTCTTCACCTAGTTCTTCAACATCAGCATTCAAATGGTCGGATGAACCCCAATAGGTTCTCCAATCACTTTCTTTTGTTGAACGTCTTTTATTCTTTTTACCTTTTAGGGGAGGCCTTGTTACCTTGAACCTTGCCAGTTTCTTACCAATGTATTTTTTATTATTGGTTAGATTCGTTATGATATAGACGAACCCCTCACAGTCCTCTGGAAGTTCGTCTACTGGATTTCCTTTGTATGTCCACATTACCATTCATCTTCATCAAAATCCTCAATCTCGTCTTGCTCTTCAGTATTTAGTTCGTCCGAGCAGAACGGGCAATGTTTGACAGAATAGTAGTGTTCTTCCATGTTATGTTGGATTCTAAAAACAGCATCACATGATTCACATAAGATTTCTTTTTTACTCATAAGCCTCTCTATGCGGCTTCATAAACGTCATCCCACTTACCACTTAAACCAGCAACCTCATATTCGGTTACTCTGTTCTCAAAGAAGTTAGTATGGTCTGCGCCATTCAGCACCCACTCCAACCAAGGTAGTGGATTATCTTTTACTTTGTAATTACCCTTCAACCCCAATTGAAGAAGGCGTCTATCAGTTATATATCGAATATATTGTTTGACTTCTTTACTATCTAGTCCTTCAATATCTCCAAGTTTGTACGCCAAGTCAACAAAGTTATCTTCCAGTTTGACTGACTGTCTAGCCATTTCATAAATCATGCCTTTAAACTCATCATCAATGATACGAGGATGTTCTGCACAATATGCCTTGAAAAGTTTTGATACACCTTCAACGTGGATTGATTCATCACGAATACTCCACTCAACAACTTTACCCATACCTTTCATCTTACCAAAACGCTGGAAGTTAAGAAGCATTACGAATGATGCAAATAGAGCAACACCTTCATTGAATACTGACTTTGCAA